ACTGCTTTGAGTGCCATGTCAGAAGCCCTCGCCGGGGATGACCTGGAGCGAGCCGCCCGCAGCCGCCGCGATGTGCGCGAAGAACTGGTAGCCGCGCTGCTTCGTGATGGTCTTCGTCTGGCCGGGGAGGATCGTGTAATCCGCATTCAGCGACGCGGTGAGCGAGTTCGTCTCGCCGAAGCGAATCGAGCAACGCACCGCGGAAAGGTTCGTGATCTCGACCGCCGAAGAGTTGTTCGGGAACGCCTGCACGGCGCTCGCAACGCCAGGAGCAACGAGGACGCCCTTGCCGTAATCGGGGGCGAATGGCTGGGTATAGTAGCTCATGGGTTTGGCCTCAGATCATGTAGGTGAACGAGTAGCGAACGGACGAGTTCGCAGCGACGGTAAACGCTGGAGACGTTGCCTTCTGGAAGAGCGCGCGGAAGAGCGCACCGACCCGCGCGGCGACGAGGAACCAGCTATCACCGACCGGGGAGCCTGTAACGGTGTCAACCGAAGGAGTTACCGCAGCCGGGAAGTTGTCGAAATAATCGGTCGCCGAGGTGAAGGTGAGCGTCGATGCCGCTGCGGTCGTGATGCCGATTTCGAGCGAGATGACGTTTCCGGTCCGCTGGTAGCGCCCAGAGAACGTAACGGTCCCAACGACGCCCGCGCCGTTGTAGACCGGCGTGAAGGTGCCCTCGTCGTAAGCGTCGAGCGTGTTCGGGTCAGGGTTGCCAGGCGTCGCCGGGAGCTTGATTCCCTGCCCCGTGCCGCTGGCGATGAAGCTCGTGCCGTTCGTTGCAAGCTGCACGTTGCCCGTCGGCGAGATGTAGAGGCGATCGCCAACGATGCCGCTTGCGCACGTCGAGAACGTCAGCGAGCTCGAGCGACCCGCCGCCCAGTTTGATTGCGCGTCGAACTGGATGCGCCCGGCCTCGAAGAAGCCCGTGCCGTCGTGTGCGCGCGAGATGAAGGCGCCGAGGTCGTCGCCGGAGAGGACCGCCGCGGGGAGGAGCAGCGTTCCGCGCGCGATGTTGGAGCGGAAGCCCGCGGTGCCCGTCGTGCCGTCGGTGTAGTTTGACGCCTCGAAGAGCGCTGTGCGGGGCGCCGTGCTCGCCGCGTTGCAGACGGACATCGCCGTGTCTGCGTCAGACTGGAAATTGAACTGGTTGCCGTACACCGCAAGCTTCAGCCCGGGGAGGATGTTGCCGCCGATCGAGACCTCGGTGCCGTTGTCGCGCACGATCGAGTTGGCCAGCGTCGTTGGCGCCGTCCACTTCGGGAGGAAATTCACCGTGCCCGATCCGACGCTGGTAGGCTTCTCGGTCGTGTACCAAGCGACGGAGAGCACGTCGTAGCGCAGCGTCAGCGAGGCGCCGGCCTGGATGCCCGTCGGGGCGCCGTTTACCGCCGTCGCGCCGTTGAGCGTGAACGTGAGCGCGGTGACCTCCTGCGAGGTGAAGAGGACGATCTCTTGCCCGTCTGCCGCGCTCGCCGCGGGCGGAAGGACGATCGTGCCCGTGGCCATCGTGCCCGTCGGCGTCAGCAGCACGAAGAGCGAGTTCGCGCCGGTCGGCAGCGTGAGCGTGAAGCCCGAGAGCGTCGGCGACGCGGTGACGCGCTCGAAGGCCGGGGACATCCAAGCCTGCTCGATGTACGTGAGCAGCGTCGAGATCGACGCCTTGCGCGCGTCGCCGTTGCTTGCGGAGTACACGGGGATTTGATCGGACCCCGAGAGCTGGTTGAGTTGCGCGAGCTGGTTAATCGTCGGCATGTCGGGTCCTCATTCGTAGTCGATCGGGGCGTCGTTGCCCGCGAGAAGCGGCTCGACAGGTGGCGGAAGGAACGGGTCGCCCTGCCACGTCCACGGCTTGTTACCAGCGCCGGCGGGCATCGTGCGCGGGAACTGCTGCTCCTGCGGCATCGCGGCGCGCACCAAGATCGTGTTGTACGCCTCGCGCGCGGTGGCCATCGTCGCGGGCAAGACCTGCTTGCCGTAGCTCGGGGCGATGCGGCACGCGAGGTTGCAGACGATCGCTTCGTTGGCGCGGTCGGGAACGGCAGTCTGCGAGTCGAGGTCGCTCTGCTGAGGCGAGAGCGGAAGCGGGTAGCCGAGGCGAATCCCGCGCTCGTTCCACTCGGCCATCATGCCGTCGAGACGACGCAGCGCCGTCTGAAGGTCTTGCGGCGTCGAGTTGAAGACGTAATCGGCGAGGCCGATCTCGGTCAGCGCCGCCTCGATGTACTGCCGCTTCGTGTAGCCCATGGATTAGCCCTCCGGCGGCGCGTTCACGTTCGCAAGCAAAGACTCGATGCGCTCGCCGAGCGTCTTGTCGCTCCAGCGCTTGTCGACCTTGATGCCGAGCTCCGCAGCCTTCGCTTCGAGCTCCGTGCGCGTCGGCGGGGCGTCGTCGTCGACGGTTACCGGAAGGTCGTCGATCGCGGGCGCGTCAACAGCGGCGACGGGCACGGGAGACTGAGCGGGCTTCGGCGCGAGGGCGTCGGCTTTGCTCGTGCTCCAGCCTTCGGCAACGCGCTTGGCGACGAGGTGCGGTGCCTCGTTGCGGTACTCGAGACCGTGCTTGGTCTTGCGGTAGACGAGGGGCATTTCACTTCCCCTTCTTCGCGGCCTTCGCCTTGCGCGCCGTCGAAAGCGCGATCGCGACGGCCTGCTTCTGCGGCTTCCCAGCCTTCATCTCCGTCTTGATGTTCTTCGAGACGGAGCCCTTCGAGTATCCTTTGACGAGCGGCATGGCGTGCACGGTAGCACGCGCAAGAGAAAAAAGAAGGAGCGACCGAAGCCGCTCCTCCTTTCTCGAATCAGTGGCGAATCACTGGTCGAAGAGCAGGATGCCCGCCATCTCCGGGTTCAGGAGAGCCGTGCCGAAGAGCACGTCGACGCGGTAGTTCGTGAGGCTCGACGCGATGTCGAATTGCTTCTGCATCACGACCTCGAGTCCCTGGTCGGTCGACGCGCGCATGACCGCAACACCGGCGTTCTCGGGGATCGCGAGGCGACCGGGGAGGAGTTCGATCGCCGACTTGTGCCAGAAGCAGTTGTAGTCCGCGGTCGTGGTGTTGAGGAAGGTGATCGCGGCAGCCGCGAGGCCGACGCCAGCGCGCTCGCAGTTCTTGTACTGGAGCTCGGCCTCGGTCGGCGCGTTGTCGGCGCTGATGATCGGCGGGGTGATGACGACGGTGTTCGCAGCGCCGACGCTGACGACGCGGAACGTCTTCGGCTGGCCGGTCGGCTGCTTCGTGATGAGGTGTACTGCCTCGATGCCGTCGATGGTGAAGGCGTCGCCCGCCGCCACGCCGACGTTCGACGAGAGCGTGATGGTCTGGAAGCGGTTGTCGACGTTGAGGATGCCGGCGACGCCGGTGTTCGTCGCGAGCGGAACGTAGTTGACGTTGCCGCCAGCGTTGAGCGTGTTGACGGTGAGAGCGCCGCCCGCGTACGCGGTCTTGCGGAGCGCGTAGTCCTGCTTGTACGCCTCGAACGACGACACCATGCCGACGTAAGCGCGCTCGAACGCCTTGTCAGAGCGGTTGTTCGCGCCGAAGGAGCGCGTCGTGCCGACGACGTTGCCCGCGAGGCCGTTGTACGACCGCGAGGAGAGCGAGAGGTAGCGCGAATCGCCAGGCACGCCGGTCTCGTTCATGAGCGAGTCGCAGAGCGCGATGTCGTCGAACGAGCCCGCCGGGGTGCCGGTCGTGACGACGAGCGAGCCGAGCGAGGTCGCCGTCTGCATCACCGCGACGTTGATGTCGGAGGCGAGCTTCTGGTTCGCGCCCTGAGCGAGACGGCCTTCCTGGAGCGCGTCGCGGAGCTCGACGGAGGTCATGCCCCACGCCACGGTCTTGAGGTTCGTGATGCTCGCCGGGACGGTGAGCTGCGTCTTGTCCGAGAACGTGATCGGGGTGCCGGGAACGCTCGTCACGCTTGGCATGATGTACGGCTGCGGACGCCAGACGGTACCGTAGTTCGGCGAGACGCTCGTCGGCATCGCGGTCGTGCGGGCCGCGTCGGTCTGGTTGTAGTTGTAGACGTTCACGTTGCGGCTCATCACGAGCGCGTCGTTGAAGCCCTCGAGGAGCTGCTCGAAGGCGACCTTTTCTTCTTTGCTGAATGCGTTTGCCATTGTCGTATTCCTTAAACGTTACTTCGTCTGCGCTTGTGCCTTCAGCTTCGCCTTGTAGGCGATGACCTTCGTGAGATCTCCGGTCTTGTCGGCCTCTTCGCGCAGGCGTT